ACTCTATACTATATATAATAGTCTGCTGTGAAAATCATTATATAAGAAGTTGAAAAAATGCGTAACATGTGTAACATGTGTAACACCGAAAAATCCCTACTATTATATACGTCGATTCCAAAATGTTACGCTTTAGCCGGGTGAAGTGTAACATGCGTAACAGCAGGACACTCCAAAAGCCTCCCTCTCAGAGGGGACCGAAGCGCCCGGAAAATGCTCCAGTGGAGCATTTTCAGCGAAGGTCGGGCGGCAGCCCACGTCGCTGTCGCCGAAGGCGACTGAGGGAGTTATCCTCATTCTATTCACCCGAAGGGAGGAAACAATCACGAACGCCAAGGAATACCTCAAGCAGGCCTACCGGCTCAACGAGCTGATCGAGTCGGACCTCGCGGAGCTGCAGGGGCTGCGGGACCTCGCCGCGAACATCTCCGGCGCGAACTACGGGGGCGAGCGCGTGCAGGGAGGCGGCGCCCCGGGTAGCAGGATCGAGGAGACCGTGATGAAGATCATCGCGCTGGAGGCGGAGATCAACCGGGAGATCGACCGCTACGTCGACCTGAAGGCGGAGATCCGCCGGGCCATCGACGCGGTGCCCTCGCCCAACCAGAAGCTGATCCTGCGCTACCGCTACGTCGAGTTCCTGCCCTGGGGCGAGATCCAGTCCCGCATGGGCATGGAGGAGCGCCGGATCTTCGAGCTGCACGGCGAGGCGCTGAAGAGCTTCGTCGTGCCTGAAAAAAATTCGCAGTAAACCGCAGTAAAACGCAGTAAAAAGCATTGTAACGCAGTACCCGCTTGTGCTATCATTATGCTGCGCAGAAAAACACAGAGCGCCCCACCGGAAAGCGGCGGGGCGCTTTTTATTGCCTGAATCGAGGTGATTCCATGCTCACTGAAAAACAGAAGCGCTTCGTCGATGAGTACATCATCGACGCCAACGCCACCCAGGCCGCGATCAGGGCGGGGTACAGCCGAAAGACGGCCAGGGCCACCGGCGCGGAAAACCTTACAAAACCAGCCGTAAAGGTCGCGATCGACGAGGCCCTGGAGCGCATGCACGATCAGCGCACCGCCGACGCCCGGGAGGTCATGGAATACCTCACCTCGGTGCTGCGGGGCGAGTCCAGGGCCCACGTGCTCTCCCTGTGCGGGGACGGCTACCAGGAAGTGGTGGACAAGCCCCCGGACGAGAAGGAGCGGCTGAAGGCCGCGGAGCTGCTGGGCAAGCGCTACGCCCTGTTCAACGACCGGATCAACCTGCAGGGCGCGTTGCCCGTGGTCATCTCCGGAGGTGAAGAGCTTGAGGATTGACGTGCTGGGCACCGAATACGAGCTGCGGGTGCTACCCCGGGAGGAGGATCCCAACCTGGAGGAGTGCGACGGCTACTGCGACCCCACCACGAAGAAGCTGGTGGTGCTGGACTACCGCCCCACCCAGGCCCGAGATATCCAGAACGCGGAGGTCTACATCCGCCAGATCAAGCGCCACGAGATCATCCACGCCTTTTTATTTGAATCCGGCCTCGGGTCGGACTGGGAGCACAAGCCCTACGGTCAGGAGGAGACCACCGTGGACTGGATGGCCCGGCAGTTTCCCAAGCTGCTGGAGGCCTTCAAGGCGGCGGATGCCCTGTGAGACAGGCCGTCGAGCGGAAATACCTGCCCGAGATCGTGGGCAGGGGCTACGGCAGCTTCTGGCGCTTCACGGGCCGCTACCGGGTGTGCAAGGGCTCCCGCGCCTCGAAGAAATCCAAGACCGCCGCGCTCAACTTCATCGTGCGGATCATGCAGTATCCCGGCAGCAACCTGCTGGTGGTGCGCAAGGTCTACCGCACGCTGCACGATTCCTGCTTCACCGAGCTCAAGTGGGCCATCCGCCGGCTGGGCGTGGACGCCTTCTGGGACGTGAAGGAATCGCCGCTGGAGATGACCTACCTGCCCACCCGGCAGAAGATCTACTTCCGGGGGCTGGACGACCCCATGAAGGTCACCTCCATCACGGTGGAGGTGGGCTCCCTGTGCTGGATGTGGATCGAGGAGGCCTACGAGATCGCCAGCGAGTCGGACTTCGACATGCTGGATGAGTCCATCCGCGGCGCCACCGACGATCCGAAGCTGTTCAAGCAGGTCACGCTCACCTTCAACCCGTGGAACCAGCACCACTGGATCAAGAAGCGCTTCTTCGACGCGCCGCCCTCTCCGGAGGTGCTTTCGATGACCACCAACTACACCTGCAACGAGTGGCTGGACCCCTCGGACCTTGCGCTGTTTGAGCGCATGAAGACCCAGAACCCCCGGCGTTACCGGGTGGCGGGGCTGGGGGAGTGGGGCATCGCCGAGGGCCTGATCTACGAGCGCTGGCGGGAGGAGCCCTTCAGCATCGCGGAGATCCGCGCGCTCCCCTCGGTGAAATCCGCCTTCGGGCTGGACTTCGGCTACACCAACGATCCCTCCGCCCTGTTCTGCGGGCTGATCGACCCCGCGGCCAAGACGCTGTGGGTCTTCGACGAGCTGTACGAGCCGGGGCTCTCCAACGAGGCCATCTACCGGCGGGTGCGGGACATGGGCTACGCGAAGGAGCGCATCCGCGCGGACTCCGCCGAGCCCAAGTCCATCGACCGGCTGCGGGAGCTGGGGCTTTCCCACATCCGCGCCGCCCGCAAGGGCCCGGACTCCATCCGCAGCGGCATCGACTACCTGCAGGACTTCACCATACTGGTCCACCCCCGCTGCGTGAAGTTCGAAATGGAGATCTCCAACTATGCCTGGGACACCGACACCAGGACCGGCCGGCGCCTCAACAAACCCATCGACGACTTCAACCACCTGATGGACGCCATGCGCTACGGCTGCGAGGACTTCATCCGTGGCGAGACGTTCAGCTTTGAATAGGTGAACCCAAAAGGCTCCCTCCCAGAGGGAGCTGTCACGCGAAGCGTGACTGAGGGAGTGTCCCCATCAAAAATCTGATCCTCTATTTGCAATTTGCAACTCCAAACTCAACGAAAGGAGGGAAAGAACATGTTCCACTTCGGCGCTGATCCCCTGGATCAGCTTCCCCGGGACGGCGCGCCGGTCATGACCGACAAGCAGTTCATCGAGCGGGAGATCAGCCGCTTCAAGGCGTCCCGCAGGCGCCGCCACATGCTCGACGGCGAGCGCTACTTCGAGGGCCGGCATGACATTCTTTCCCGGCAGCGCACGATCATCGGCGAGGGCGGCGAGGTGGTCCCCGTGGACAATCTGCCCAACAACCGCATCGTGGACAACCAGTACCGCAAGATGGTCAACCAGAAGGCCGACTACCTGCTGGGCCAGCCCGTCGTGTTCCAGAGCGAGGACGCGGCCTACGTGGACGCCCTGCGGGAGATCTTCAACCGGCGCTTCATGCGCATGCTCAAGAACCTGGCCAAGGACGCCCTCAACGAGGGCCTGGGCTGGCTCTATCCCTGCTACGGGGAGAACGGGGCCTTCCTCATCCGCCGCTTCAAGGCCCATGAGATCATCCCCGGCTGGCAGGACGCGGACCACACCATCCTGGAATACGCCATCCGCATCTACCCCGTGGTCTCCTACGAGGGCAGCGAGGAGCAGATCGTGGAGAAGGTGGAGGTCTACGACGAGGCGGGGGTGCACTACTTCCACCTGGACGGCGGCACGCTGGTGCCCGAGGAGCCCTTCGACCAGCCCTACTTCACCGTGGACGAGACGCCCTTCAACTGGTCCAGGATCCCGCTGATCCCCTTCCGCCGGGACGCGGAGGAGACCCCGCTGATCCGCGGCGTCAAGTCCCTGCAGGACGGGCTGAACACGATCCTGTCCAACTTCCAGAACAACATGGAGGAGGACGCCCGCAACACCATCCTGATCCTGGTCAACTACGACGGGGAGAACCTGGGCGAGTTTCGGCGCAACCTGGCCACCTACGGCGCGGTGAAGATCAAGACCGTGGACGGCGCCGCCGGCGACGTGAAGACGCTGCAGGTGGAGGTCAACGCCGAAAACTACCGGGCCATCCTGGAGCTGTTCAAAAAGGCGATCATCGAAAACGCCATGGGCTACGACGCCAAGGACGACCGGCTCTCCGGCGAGCCCAACCAGATGAACATCCAGTCCATGTATTCCGACATCGACCTGGACGCCAACGAGATGGAGAGCGAATTCCAGGCGGGCTTCGAGGAGCTGCTGTGGTTCGTCGACTGCCACCTGGCCAACACCGGCCGGGGCAGCTTCGAGCACAGCGACGTGGAAGTGATCTTCAACCGCGACATCCTCATCAACGAGACCGAGGCCATCGCCAACATCAAGGCCTCCGTGGGCCTGCTCTCCGACGAGACGCTGGTCGCCCAGCATCCCTGGGTGGACGATCCCGACGCGGAGCTGGAGCGCCTGGAAAAGCAGCGCGCGAGGGAGCGGGAGGACGGCTACCTGAACAACTTCCCCCGCGCCAACCCCAATCCTCCGGACGGTGATGCCTGATGGCAATGCCCAACGCGGAGTACTGGAAGGAGCGCTTCAAACAGCTGGAGGCCTCCGCCCACCGAAGCGCCGAGGCCACCTGGGCGGACGTCGAGGCCATGTACCGCAGGGCGGACCGGGAGATCGATCAGAAGATGTCCGCCTGGTACCGGCGCTTTGCCGGCAACAACGGCATCGCGGACATGGCCGAGGCCCGGCGGCTGCTCAATTCCAGGGAGCTGAAGGAATTCCGCTGGACGGTGGAGGAGTACATCCGCCGCGGCAAAGAGAACGGGATCTCCGCCGACTGGTCCAAGCAGCTGGAGAACGCCTCCGCCCGCTTCCACGTCACCCGGCTGCAGGCGCTGCAGCTGGATCTGCAGCAGAGCGTGGAGGAGCTCACCGGCGGGCAGCTGGACGCCTTCGACGGCCAGATGAAGCGCGCCTACCTGGACAGCTACTACCACACCGCCTATGAGATCCAGCGGGGCGTGGGCCTGGGCTGGGACGTGGCCGCCGTGGACCGGCGGCAGCTGGAGGCGGTGCTGAAAAAGCCCTGGGCCCTGGACGGCTACAACTTCTCCGAGCGCATCTGGACGAACAAAGAAGCCCTGATCGCGGAGCTGCAGAAGCAGCTCACCCAGAGCCTCATGCTGGGGCGCGGGGCGGGCGAGGCCGTGGAGGCCCTGTCGAAGAAGCTGGGCGCGTCCAAATCCAACGCCGCCCGGCTGCTCTACACCGAGTCCGCCTACTTCCACTCCCTCTCCCAGGGCGACAGCTTCCGGGAGATGGGCGTGAAGCAGTTTGAATTCATCGCCACGCTGGACGAGCGCACCTCCGAGATCTGCCAGCAGATGGACGGGCAGATCTTCGACATGAAGGACTACCAGCCCGGCACCAACGTGCCCCCGCTGCATCCCTGGTGCCGGAGCGTCACCGCCCCCTACTTCAAGAGCCTGGAGGGCATCGGCGAGCGCGCCACCCGGGATCCCGAAACCGGCAAAACCCTCCGCGTCCCCCGCTCCATGAAGTACGCGGAGTGGAAGGAGAAGTTTGTGAAGTGAGGAGTACCCAAAAGGCTCCCTCCCTGAGGGAGCTGTCTGGCCGAAGGCCAGACTGAGGGAGTTTTCCACAATGAGGAATTGATATCTGCTGACGCTATCCGTTCCTCATTCCCAATTCCCAATTCAACCCCACCGCACCATTCAGGCGCGGGGTATAACCCCAGCCGGGCTCACACCTCCTCCCGGTGTCCTTCTCGCCCTTTCACGCAGGACTCTTTCGGGCGCTAAGAAGGACTAACGCGCCGTTTTTTTTTTTTTTTTTTTTTTTTTTTTTTTTTTTTTTTTTTTTTTGCTAAAAACCCCCACCGCGGGGTGGTGGCA